GCCTCAATCCAAGTCGTATCCCCCAATTTCTTCTCCAAGTTCAGGAAAATCTGTTCCACCTGACTCAATTGATTGACGTCTGACATTTGCTTCCTCCTCTGTGTAGTCCTTCTCCCTCTGTGGCCTAGACCCTCCGAGGATATTCATTAAGTTGTTCATAGCGCGGTTAACGCGCATACGTGCTGCATCTTCTGAGATGCTTAACTCCTTAGCAAGAGTTGCATTGTCACAACCATCACCAAAGCGTAGGTAGATGACAACCTTCTGCTCATCGATTAACTTATTCAATGCACGTTCAATGTCTGCCATCATTGCAAACCAGTTGCCTCCCTCAGAGGCTACCTGCTTGTTGTTGCTAAACCCAAGGTCTTTGAGCGATGGAGCAGACATATCTCCACGCATCACAGCAGGAAGGAAGCGTTCTACAACCTGACGGTCATAGTAGTAGTTATCATTGACGTTGTAGCCACCTGAACGAGCCTTCTCACGCTGGCAGTAATCCTTAGCAGCGTTACGTAGCGAGCGCGCTATAAGGCGCGTTGACTGCTTGATATCTAATTCTTCCCATGTCTTCACCTTGTTAGGATGTTCAAGGAACCATACCCATAGTTCCTGCCGTACATCGGCAGCATCAACCATGTGGTACTTACGAGAAAACTCGTAGGCAATACCACCTACGAGGTTCTCATACTTCTCTGTTACCATGACACTTCAATCCAGAAGAATCCAAGGTCAATGTTGAGACCATAGGTGCTCACACCAAAGCCTACACTGAACATCCCGAATGATGCACCGATGAATGTATTAATCTTTGCAATTCTGAATGACTTAATTACCATTTGAATGTCTTCCCCTCGACTGTGAATGAGTTGTTAATAATTGGAACTAATTGTGGTGTAACTGTTGTGCCATCCACGTGCAGGATACCGAAGCCCTGTTGCCATGTGAAGAGACCAGCCTTGATGTACTTAGCATTGGTGTAATCCATGAGATTACCCAGTTCTAATCCCCAGATAGTCTTGGGCTTACCACCGCGATAGGATTGAGTCTGGTGAGTCAAACCCATGCGGTGCGTATGCCCACAGACTACGCTCATACCTGAGCGTTTCGCTAGTCCTAGCGCAGTCGCTCCAGCAGTAGGCTGAACGTTTCCTTCATCGCCATGCATGAGCAACCATCCTGGAGCCAACTGATATGGGTCAGTATGATACTTGATACCCAACTCCTTTAGCCCAAGGAAGTTTTCGAGTTGCAGTTCTGGTAGTCCTAGCAACCCTGGTGCTCGCATAGCAATAGTATTGAACAAGCGGTCAGTATGATTAGAACGAATCATATGACTAATTTCTAATTGAGATAAAACCTTGCGTGTGGTGTCACGGTCACGTCCAATAGAGCGTTCATACTCTAACTCTGTACCCTTACTCCACTTGCTGATAGTCTGCATATCCATCTCGTCACCACAGGATACGACAGTCTCTGGCTGATACCATTGAATAAACTTGGCAACAGCCTTAGTTGCTGCTACGTCATGATAAGGAACTTGAAGGTCACTGATGCAGACTATTGATTTCATTTCTTAGTAGTCGCTTTCTTTGCAGGTGCTTTCTTGGCACGACGCTTGTTCTCTAATCCCACATTCTTACTTTTGGAAAGGGTTCTGAGGTTTGAAATTCTATCATCACCATCACGCCCTTTGTTATTCTTATGGTCTACTTCTGTCTTCCTTGGTAAGGTTTTTCCTGTGGCTTTTTCATAATCCACGCGAGCCTTATTGCTAGAAGTAGTAACGGTAGTACCATCTTTTTTCTTACGCTTGAAGACATAGATTGGTCTCCCACCATTCTGCTTGCTACCCTTGTAGGGTCCGAATATTTTCACTTTTAGTCCTCCAGCCTTGCACTTGTAACAAAGAACTTGTCTGCATACTCATCAATCCAGAGTTCTGTTTCATCAATCAGGTCGTCAAGCGACTCCATCTTGAGTGTGTAGTACTTGACGTACTCCTCCAAAAAGTCCTTATTTTTCAGTACTTTTAGAGCAAGTTTGATTCTACTCATTAGGCCACTGTCCTCTCAATACCATGAGACCAATAATAGCATAGTTCGCTAGGTCGACGAAGGAATCCTCAAGAGATTCATTCTCGGGCGTGGCGTTATTATCTACAAGGTGATTGATGCGAGCCATCTTGTCATGCATGCGCACACGCAGACCATTGATAGCACCACCAGGAGCAAGTGCAATATTCTTTGGTCCATAATCTGCATGCTTCCTCAGAAGCAACTGGGTCAACTCGTTAGAGGTATCCCATACATTATCTACAAATACTTCATTCATTCTTTAACATCTCCTCCATAGACCGAATCATATCATTACTGCTTGCTCTTACTACTGCTTCTTCAATAAACTCATCTGCTTCATCACTAGAAGCATTGACCAGTAGCAACGCTGCTGACTGTACTGTATCATATGCCTCCTCCAGATTGCCCTGTACTATCGAGTCATTGAGCAATGAAAGAAAGTGGAACATATCAAGAGATACCTTCTTGGACAACTTGATGCCCCATACGAACTCAACCTCTGAATGGTCAAGATACTCAAAGATATCCGTGGTCTTGAAGTTATCGTTCTTGCAAACGAATTGATTCTTACTGTTCTGTATCAACATTGATGACCTTCTCTACTTTAGAGATGAAGTACTCAGAGCCAGCGCTCTGGTACATGGAGTTCACATCTTCGCCGTCTGGCATCTGCACGATGACGAGGTTGTTAAGTTCTTTTGCGAGACTCTTTGCAAAGTCAGTGCCAGCGCTATCGCCGTCAGCAAAAAGAAAAACATGCTCAAAGTCGGCAAAGAGTCGTGTGTAATGAGGCTTCCAGTTATTGACACCAGGAACCCCAACAGCAGGAACTCCAATAGCACAATCCATAGTAATAGTATCAATCTCACCCTCACATATCGCTATGAATGATGCAGCCTTGAACAAGGCTCCGACATTGTACAAGTGCGTTGTTGCACCTGTTAATCCCATATACTTAGGCTCAACTGCTGAGTCCAAGGCACGGAAGCGTAGGTCTACGACTCCTGCCTTAGTGACATAAGGGATAGAGAGTCTGCCACGGTACTGCTCATGCCCCGTTAAGGGCTCTTGCACGACGCCCAATCCCATTCTTGTTGCTTGACCTATAGTTAGACCTCGAGCCAGCAGATAGTCCTCTGCTTCCCCCAATGCGCTGTGGTAATGCTTCGCCGCTTTGGTTAAGGATTCCCTCTGCGATGCTGACTGCTTCACGAAAATCAACTCCTTCTTTTTTCATAATAATAGCATATGCATTGCCCTTCATCTGACAGGCGAAGCAACAGAATGCATTCTCTTTCAGAGAGGCAGATGCAGATGCGTGTGAATCTTCGTGGAAAGGACACTTCATTGAGAACCAGTTATTACGATTTGGAACGCGAGCACCATAGTGCTCAAGTATCGGTTTGATACTAGGATTTTCTCGTTTCATCTAATCCCATAGCCTTCTTTAATAGTTCTAACCACATTGACCCAGTAAGTGTAACATACCAATCAGCAGGAGATGACTTCCCCCTACGCTTATGCCATACAATTCCAGTCCATGCCTTGGCATGCTTGGTTTCGATTAGCATCTCTTCTACCCATGTAGATAGCGCCATGCTCTTGTGGTCTTTGACTTCTATGCATACTCCATTAACACCCGCAATATCGCCTTTATCCTCCTGAGCCCCCGCCAGGCGACGTTCCGCGTACGGAAAGCCATTCTCAGTTAGATAAAGGACGACATCACGCTCTGCCTTAGAGCCTTTAGCCTTGGCAGGATTGGCCATTAGTACCACCCATGTGTGTTGTGGAAAGCCAACGCACGTGTTGGCGTACCGTATCTGTGCTGGATGTACTTGAGACCAAGTTCAATTTGTCGTACCATTGGGGTATTCTCATCCATCTTAAGTATCTGAGGAATACCATAAGCAGTAGAGTGAGGATTGTCCGCTGTATAGTCGAACTTTGATTCCTTCATCCACAACTTATAGAGAGCCTTCCACTCTCGGTTGCTTTGGTACATACTGAGTACTCTCTCTCTCGTAATTCTCTTTGCTACCTGCTTCATTTGGGCTATAGACATAGTACAGGGCTTGAGATTCATATTCGTAAACGTTACGTGTGCTTTGACTAACGTCGCACCCACAGTGTGGGGCAGTGTACCCACAAAGACTACAAGCGCGGTAAACCAGATGACTGCCGTGGTTTTTATCATTAGACATTGCCATCCTTAGAGTTTGTGTTGGACATATTCTACTCTTTCTGGAATGTCAGAGACATCCATAAACTCAGGATTAAACTGTAGCCAGTAGGAAGTCTTTCCTGTCTGGTCAGCCTTACCGTAGCGGTTCTTTACAGGGGCTACAGCAATGTAGCCAGGGGCATCAGTGCCTACTGTAAGGATTAACGCTGGTAACTGAGCAACCATTCCCTGCAGTGCAGAGCGTGGCTGGCATGGATATCCTTCGATTCCTTCCTTTGTATGGTGAAGCAATAGGATTGCTGCGTTGGTATCACGACCTAAGTACTTGAGTTCTTTAATCACAGAACGCATGTTCTCAAATTCGTTACCCCCATCCATGGCAATATCCATAAGGTTATCTACCACGATGAGAGTAGGGTCGCAGCCCCATAACTCCTTGAACGCGTCTACTTCCATATCTAAGTCAGACATACTTGGTGCGGAGTCAAAACTCCAGAAGATATGTCCCGAGTGCTCATTGATTATTTGGCGTGACTTTTCTACATTGTCAATCAATGCGCGTTCTGCATCTGTCTGACTCATTCCTGTAATCATAGACAAGAGGCGCATTGCCATTGTATGAGCGTTGGTATCTGCTGATACGTACAATGTAGGTACTTTGGAACGTAGTGCAATCGCAAGCGCTAAGGTCGACTTACCAGCACCAGGAGTGCCAGCAATCATCGATATCTCAGACCTGCGAATACTTACTTTATTGATTTCGAGTGTACGGAATACGGGGGGGATGGGTTCCCCCCCGATATCCTTACTACCCACTGCGCGGGCTAGTGTTCTCATTTATCTCCTATACAGAAAGAAACATATTGTACTTTACTGTACCATTCAACTTGAGTGTACTTCGTTCTATCTTACCATGAGCCTTATCTACGGCTCGGAGAGCGCCACGCGCTGTTAATGAGCGACCTCTTGCGAAAGTTTTTTCATCATAGCCATCGCGGATTGCCCAAGCATAAGTGAAGATTCCGCTATCAAAAGCAATCCTCCAGACACTTACTGTTATGTAGTCCTTAGCCCTGTCACTCATTAAAATGTGTTCCATGCTGGGTCATTACGCTGAATGAATACAGGTGAACACTGGTCAGGGGTTCCCTTTGGACTTGGGCAGAAGTAGCCCTTCCAAGGACCCTTAGCACCTGAGCCAGTACGAGGTGTCATCGTACCATGTCCACAAGTGCGTGATGAAGGAGCCATCTGAGCGCCAGCGTTTGGATGTGCAGTGTGGTCTACAGTTGTAGTAAGACCGCCAGCATTGAGGTTTGCAATTGCTGTGGCTGTACCACCTGCGCCAGTAAGAGATGTTGCCATCTCGGTGAGTAAGTCCTGAGCCTTCTCAGGTCCTACGATTGATTTGAGGTTCTGCTCGAATGAGTCAATGTCATCTCCGCCTACTACGAAGATACGACCATCAGGCAGTTTGCTGCTTACTTGAAGTGATTGTGTCACTTGTCCGTCCCTTTCTCGTTGTTGTTGAACTCTAGTGTATCACTGTATTGTCCCTTACGGTACTTGCAATAGGATACCACACCACATCTGCCACAGTTGCTTAGGTTAGGCAGGAAGATGTTTGCTTTGCGTGCCTTGTCAAAGGTGTTAAGCATGTCCTCGACACGCTCACTGAACAGGTAGTCAATCGGCCATTCAGATATGTGACCAGTACGCGCATCCCAGAAACCTGCTTTATCAACAGTAATCCCGTCCTTTTGCAGAGCCCACGCATAGACTGCAAGTTGCAGAGGATGCTTCTGGGATGACGCGCCTGTCTTTATATCGATGAGCACCCGATTCCCATCGAAATCTGTCATAACTCTATCGATTGCCATCTTCACGACAGCATCGTCGATAGGTACTTCGTATTCCTTCTCGATAAAACCTTCTAATGGAGTCCAGCCATTGTTGCGGAACTTAGCCCACTTCTCAAGCATCCAGCGACCCTCACCATACCACCACGACATGTCTTCACGCTTGACGAACTGCCAAGTGTTCATATCGCCGTTGACGGCTTCATCTGCTTCAACAGTTTCAAACCATGCTTTATTCCATACCTCGTCGAGGTAAGCGGAATCCATAGATAAACTGCCAGACTTATCATAGTACTCGGTGGCTAGGTGTACGGCAGTACCCCCCGTTAGCCACACCGCGTGTCCGTCCTGCAGTCCATGCAGTTTGGTGAGTTCGTACTTGTAGCCACAATCAAGCCAAGTAGTCATTGAAGAATAGGAAATATGCTTAGGTAATTGATTCATACCGACACTATATCACGGGTCTTACGACCCTAGCGAGTACGGTACGGGTTTCTTAAAACCATGCCTGAACCCAGATTTTAAGAAACGCCCCCCCTCCCCCCAAAAAAAATCAGTGTAAGATACACTGTTCTGGTGGTCAGGGAGGTCGGATTCAGACGTTGCCGTCACCCTTCATTTGAAGTTTCCGCCCCACGGTTTCCCGCCCGAGAACTGTATCATATGATATGCTTCTTCCATGACGTACCCTCAGTTAAAATTTTGCAGGTGTCTTAAGTGCAAGTGCATAGCCAAGGTGGAGAAGCCAGATGTTATGCTAGTATGCAACAAGTGCCACGATAAGTGTTACAAGTACGGAACAGGAGATGTACGATGACAGTTAACTATCCATATATTAATTATCCAAATCCAAATACTTATACAACAAGCGTTTCATATCCAGAGCGAACAGACCCTAAACTTCTCGAAGTATTAGAACGTATTGCAGATGCATTAGAAGAGTTGGCTTACTAATGGCAGACGTCGAAGAAGACCTAAGCCAGTGTACTCGCTGTGAATCTATGGTAGGGTCAGAGACCCTGATAAGTCTTGGCGATGGTAGGATATGTGAGATATGTTGGGATGACCTATGACCCACGATGAACTTATGAGAAAAGTAGATGAGCAAGCCAAAGGAGTCATTGCTCTTGGCTTTGTATTAAACCTACATCGAGAACGGGAGACAGCGGTTTTCATATCTGAGACACAGGACTATAAAATGAAAAAACTTTGCCAGCATTGCATGATAGATTATCCATGCCAGACTGTTTCTGCTATAGAAATTGGGCTAGAATGACACACGATGAATTGCTACAAGTAATAAATGTTTACAATGACGGCAAAGGAGACTCTTTTGCTAATGCCCTTCGTGCAGTAGTTGAATTGCATAAGCCGATTGAAACTTACAATATGAATAATGTTTATAAGAGTTGGCTAACTTGCAACTTTTGCAATGATGAGATGTACCCCTGCCCAACTATTCAGGCTATTGAGATGGAGTTGGGATGAGTAACGAAATTGAGTTTGGTACAACGCTAACCATATCAACAGACTTCAAGCGTCGTATGCTTAGAGATACATTTGAGTCAATAATTTCTGAAAATCTTATACGAGATGCACATAGACAGGGATATGAACAGGTATCACCAGTGGTTATTTCTTGGAATGATAAAGCCTATAAGTACATAGGCGATGAAGATAACCTTGAAAGAGTTCAATGTGACCCTGATGAAAAGGGTGCTTTTTACAATGTCGGAGCGAGAATGAAGGTGATTGAGAAGGAGTTGTCATAATGGCTACATATGAATACGAATGCCCAGGAGATGGGGAGATAATCAAAATCCAGCGCCCTATGGCAGAGGATGAACCAGATTACTTCTGTCCTGTATGTGGGGATAAGTTAAAGCGCATCTACGATGCTACCCCTATCCACTTCAAGGGTGGTGGGTTCTACAAAACTGGAGGATAATATTCTGGGGGTACATCTCTCAGAACGACCAAACAGGGATATGTCGTAAAGCCCTGTATTGCCTTAGCCCTACGGGATAGACCCGTGGGGCTTTGTGCTTAACAGAAGTAAATCGACTTCGAGTTGAGGCGATTTGGTAGGGCTACCTAACCAATCACCCTAGGACGGGGAGAACTCGGGTCATCTAAGCGTAAAAAACCCCCTAGAAACGCAAAAAGAGGGGCTCCCCGAAGGAAGCCCCACTTAGTGTCGTTTGATTAGAGGTCGTCGTCCTCTGGGTCAGCATAGAGCGCAAGAACAGTCTTAGTGTTCTCGGCCTTCTGAGCACCGAATGATAGGCCAGTAGCACCTGCAATAAGGGCTAGTACCAACTCCTGTGGGAGTTCTGGTACATACACCGCTACAAGGGCTACAATAGCCTGTACAAGGCCAGCATAGGCTGCTGGAGCCTTGCCTACGAATGGAAGTTTAACCTTCATTTTGCTTGCTCCTTCTTCTTTGGTAACGGCTTTATTGCAGCCTTTACTTTTTGGATTGTCTTTACTGTACCCAGCCATGGGAACCAAGGCGAGGTGTCTTCTCCATAGTTCTCCTTGATGGAGATATGAAGATGCTTGTTATGTGGATTTACACCAGTGTACTTGCGTACACCCTTCTCCTGAGACCAAATCTTACCCTGGAAAATGAGGTACTTTACTCGCTTATCTTCCTGTAGTTTGATGAATGCATCTACGCAGTTGATACCGAATGCTGGGTCATGAGTGACGTCTACCGCATAACCTGAGTTATGGTCAGAGTTAGGGTTCTGCTTTACATGCTCCTTAGATGGGAGCAACCCATCACTAGCCTTCTTGCGTCCTGGACGAAGGGCTGTAGCCTGACGTAGCACTGCCTTAGCAGCAGGGCTTGCTGTCTTTGCCAATGGAATCATTTCGTCTCCAGTTTCTATAGTAGTACACACATAGTCCGGTTAGTGTGCTATGATTAAATAAAAGGGGTTACAAATGGAACAACAATCAAAAGTATTATACCAGTACTTTCAATTAACTGAGTCTCTTGAGCAGACGCTAGAGCGACTAGAGTTTCTTCGTGTACGCCTTGCTGGCAACTTGGGGCCTGATTACAGCCCACCTGCATGGCATGCAACACTTGAAGAGATACTGCTGACAGTGCTAGACCTAGTAGAGTCTGACTCACTATCGCTTATGCAAGATGCTGTCCGTCCAGAGAAGAAGCCTGCTCTGACGCTAGTCGATGCCCCACTATGGGGACACTACGATAGCCAAACGCCTGAGCGCTAGTTATTCTTCTCTATGAGAAGTCTATAGATGTCATCAATGCGCTGACCTTGCTTCTCTTGGGTTTGCTCGACTCGCTCAAGTCTTTCAGAGTTGCGGTTAACACTATCTCGCATACTGCCACCACCGTTTGGCTTAAGTTCTGCGAGGTAGTGCTTGACCAACCATTTAGTGCCAATAGCAGCACTTGTGATTACAGTGATAATAAGCCCTATAAGGGCTGTCCAATCTTGGATGCTCATTATAAGACCGTTCTAACTGTAATGAAGAGGATTCCACCGAACCCATCAAAGTCACCATTAGGTGGTGCTTTGCGGATGAACGAGACCTTCTCAATGACACCCTGTACGCGCTCACCTACGGTGAAGTCTTGGATGTTGACAACATCTCGTCGTGACTCGATATCTTCCAACGCTTGAATACGCTCCCAGGCACGACCTTCATATCCAACAACTACGTTGAAGCGGTCCTTCTCAACATCGAAACACCAGACAGGGAACTGAATTAGTCGCTGTCCCTTGGTAGCAGGCAAAGCCTTGACTTGATAACCCTTGAACGTTGGTCCAGATTGGATATCGGTAGTGTCACGTGAGAGCGTAAACTTAAATGACATGAACTCCTGTGAGTATTCAGGAGATGTTGTGCTTACCTCTGGTGAGCCAACGTTCTTGTCGTATGTGATGATTGAGTAGGTAGAACCATTCTCTGCAATAGACTGAATATCCATAGCACCCTTGAGGAAGTCACCGCGTCCACGAATAAACTTGAAGTGCTTAGGCTCTAGTGTGCCGTAGCGGATAGCACCAGTGGTGACATATCCAGATACTGCCAGTTCTGTAGCAGACTCAAAGTAAATACCACCATCTGTCGTATTGTGTGCCGTGCAGAATGCAAGGCGGTTAGTAACGCCAATAAATCCTACAGCAGTTGTGAAGTGCTCTGTTGTCTGAGCGTGCTCAATGTCGTTAGCATAGGCATAGCGCAGTGGGCTATTGTCAATCTGCTGACCAAGGTCAATGCGAACTAGACCTGCATCAAGAGAGCCGATTCCTGCAGCACACCATACGAAACGGTCACGTGCAGCAAAGTCGTAGACTGGCTGTGATGACTCAAATACAAGTGGGCCATAAAGGATAGAACCTGTAGTCTCTTCAATGCTAGCAACGCGCACACCCTTAGATGTGCCAATGATGAGTTGACCAAGGTAGTAGAAGATACGCTCGACGACTTCACCAACTGGCAACTCCGCAGCAACAATTGCTGATGAGAGCACTGGCATAGAGCCGTTGCTGGTCAGTGTGTACTTCTGAACTGTAGAGTAAATACCAGAGTGTCCAGCAGTGTAGATTGCAGGACCAGATGCTGTCACTGATGTGTAGTGATAGTTTGTGTTGGGATTGGTATAGACAGGTGTTGGCATCGTTGTAGCAGTAGGGGATACCTCGTACACCTTGTTGTTGATACACATGACAATACGGTCTTTGACGTACTCCATAGTTGCATACTGAACAGTAAGTCCAGGAGAATCAAACACCAAAGACTTGACAGCAGATGCATCAAGTGGACGCTTCCACAACTGGAACTTGCCACCAACCGAGTCATTGGTTACCCAATATGCATACACGCCATCATCGCAGATAGCGTAAACCTTGTCATCAGTTCCACTGATATTGTCGACAAAGTGGAAGACTG